CGGTGTTCTCTTCCTTCCTGGAAAAGCATCCAATCACAGACAGTAAGCAAAAGAGACGTACAACTATTTTTAAAACGTCTCAGAAAAGCATACAAAAAGCCAATAAAATACTTCATAGCAGCAGAATATGGAGACAGAACAAAAAGGCCACACTACCACGGTATTTTTTTTGGACTAAAACCAGAGGATGGAGTGTGGTACAAAAACCAAAAAGGCAACGCATACTTTAAAAGCGAATGGCTCACGAACATATGGGGAAAAGGCTTTGTAGACTTTTCACCAGCAGCACCGGGTTCTTATGCATACGTGGCACAGTACGTCAATAAAAAAGCAATCGGCGCAGAGCAGAGCGCAAAATACTGGATGCAAGGCCGCGAACCGGAGTTTAGAATCATGTCAAAAGGCATCGGGGAAGAGTACCTGAAAGAGCACATGAACGAAATAATGGAAACCGACAACATCACATGCGCAGGAGGGCGGCAGAAAAGGCCACCAAGGTACTTTGATAAGCTTCTTGATAAGGATACCAACAAAGACACTGAAAGCTATTTCAAGGCACATTCTGACGAGCTGAAAGCGGTAAGAGCCAAAAGACGAAGAAACGCAGTGCTTAGCCTTGTAAACTTAGAGCAAAACACCAGTGTCCCATACTCGACATACCTAGAGATACAAAAAGAAAAAGACAAGCAAAAACAAAAGTGGAGAGAACCGAAAGAAACCTTATAACCAATAAAGCAAAGCGCCTGCAGCGGGCAAGTGTGCGCAACGTCAAAATTTTTCAACGAAAAACCTTGACTTTTGCACACACTGACAATATAATAAAACCAGAACGCAGAAAGGAGGTAACACAATGGCACATCGTAGCGGCGCAGGCCGTGGCGACCAACGAAAGTTTACGCAGACAGCAAAGCGGACGAAAAATATCAACGTCCGGCCGAAGGTCAGCCGGGGCGGCATCCGGCTGTAATAATCCAAACGGAACAATGAAAGGAGGTGAACAAATGGACTTTAATGAAAGCATGAACATTTTTCTGAAAATCCTCGCAATGCTGGATAAAATTTACCACGCAATTGTGAAGGATGAGGAAGAGCCTGAAGAGGAGGAGTAAGATGCCACGTGAAGAATACAGCTTACTTAATCAGAGCACCCACCAAATAAGTGAACACTTCAAAGTAAGAGAATTTGCACAAAAAGACTTCCGATGCGACAAGGTAATTGTAGACAGAGAACTTATAGACGTTTTGGAAGATATACGCGCACATTTCAACAAACCTGTGATTGTAACATCTGGATACCGGACACCAGAATACAACGCAAAAATCGGCGGTGTAAAAAACTCACAACACACAAAAGGAACGGCGGCCGATATCAAAGTATCTGATATTCCGGCAAGTTGGGTACAAAAGTATCTGAAAGACAAATATCCGAATAAATACGGCATCGGAAGTTATTCTACTTTCACACACATAGACATAAGAACAAAAAAAGCACGTTGGAGGGGCTAAAAAATGACACTGAAATTCTACAGTTTCCACGATGCAATCACGAATGGCTACAGCAATCCTTTCCTGCAGCAGAACAGGGCGCAGGCAATCCGCACCGCAAAGTGGAAGGCAAACGAGTCCAAACTGCAGGAAATCGAGGACATCGACTTAGTGGAGCTGGGCGACTTCAACACCGAAACCGGCGAAATGTTCGGAGCGAAACCAAACCAGCTGTGCAAGCTGGTAGACCTGAAGGAGACGTACAATGTTAAATCCTAACGTCATGGTAAGGTACTACGGAGTACCAACCGAAAGAGTGACAAGCAAAACCGGCAGCGAAACGGCACCAACATGGAAAGCGGTAAAGCGACCGAACGGCAAAACGGACTACATCCGACAACCGGATGAAAATATCTACGAAAAAATTCAGAAAGCAGGCGAGGGATACGACCTTGCAAGCGCAATCGCAAGACTGGAAGCCGGAGACTTTTCAATCAAAGCAAAGAGCACAATCTACACCGAGGGCACGCCACTGGAAAATCTGCCTAAAGACATCGTAACAATGAACGAAACAGCACAGAGGGCAGCGGAAATGCTGGAACAGCTGAAACAGACACAGCAGACCGAACAACCGAAGCCGGAAGAAACGAAGCAAGAAGAAAAAAAAGAGGAGGTGAAGAAGAGTGAACCGGAACAGTGAGAGCCATTTCGCGCAAGTGCCGCGAATGGAAAGACCGCGATCAAAATTTGACCGCGGTCATCAGCTTTTGACGACCATCAACGAAGGCGAACTGGTACCCATCTACATGGATGAAGTGCTGCCGGGTGACACAGCACGGGTACAGCTTAACGGGCTTATCAGAATGAGCACTCCTATTTATCCCATCATGGATAACTGTTACATGGACACATATTTCTTCTTTGTGCCTGCAAGACTTTTGTGGGAACACTTCGAAAATATGTTCGGTGAAAACGACACCGACTATTGGGCAGAAGATACGGAGTACTCCACTCCAAAATGCACCATCGGCGGCACAAGCGGCCTTGCAAATGGTTCCATCGGTGACTATTTCGGACTGCCGACACAGGTAACGAACGCGCTAGAAGTGAACGCATTGCCTGCACGAGCATACTGCAAAATCTACAACGAGTGGTTTAGAGATGAAAATCTTGAAGCGCCGCTTATGTTGGGATACAAAAAGACGGATGACGGCGGCACAAATGCAGACGCAAGCAAAGTAACAGAAAATGCAAACGCTCTCGACCAGACGACCAACACCAACGAAGCAACGTTATATGCAATGAAACCGGCAAGGGCGGGCAAGTTCCACGATTATTTCACATCTTGTCTTCCTTCGCCTTTGAAAAATGCAGAACCGGTACAGCTGCCAATGACGGGAAACGCTCAAATTGTATGGCCAGAAAGTGCGGAAAAAATGGCAGACGGAGAGATTTTCAAAAACGGAGGTGGAAACCTCGACAACATTCCGATAAACTCAAATATGAAACTCTCAGCATCAAAAAGGAACAACAAAAGCGGAAAAGCGCTTGTAACGTTCGGTGGAGAAACTAACACGAACGAAATAAATTACACCACAATGCAAGCAGACTTGAGCACTGTCACAGCGGCGACCATCAACGACCTCAGACAGGCCATCGCACTGCAGCATATCTTCGAGAGCGATGCAAGAAACGGCACGAGGTACAGAGAGTTCCTTTCCGGGACGTGGGGCGTAACAAGTCCGGACAGCCGGCTGCAAATTCCTGAGTACATTGGCGGACAGCGAATTGCAATCAATGTGAATCAGGTGGTGCAGACAAGCCAGACAGACACCACAACCGGGCAAGCACTGGGCAACACAGCGGCATACAGCCTAACAACCTGTTCAAAACAGATGGCAGACTATGCAGCAACGGAGTACGGCTATATCATCGGGCTGGCGGTGGTACGAGTAGAGCACAGCTACCAGCAGGGACTTGGAACCAAATGGACGCGCGGCGGTCGGTTCACGTACTACGACCCGAGACTTGCAGCACTGGGTGAACAACCAGTATACAATCGCGAAATCTACGCAGACGGAAGCGAAAAAGATAGCCAAATTTTTGGCTATCAAGAAGCTTGGGCGGATTACCGTTACAAACCTTCCTACGTAACCGGTGAAATGAGGTCAAACTATCAGACGTCTTTGGATGCATGGCACTATGCAGACGACTATGACAAGCTGCCGACACTGTCGGCGGAGTGGATTCAGGAAGGACGCGAAAACATTGATAGAACCATTGCGGTAACTTCCGCAGTAAGTCACCAATTCTTGTGTGATTTCTGGTTCAACGAAACGTGGTTCCGGGAAATGCCTATCTATAGCATTCCGGGAATCGAAAGAATCTAAGAAAGGAGGAAGCCGGGCAAAGACCCGGCTATTTTTAAATGGGTACACTTTTATCATGGATGCCGTACATCATGCAAGGGCTTAGCCTGCTAACAAGCGTTGCAATGAGCTCAAACCAAAGCAGTGCAACAAGCAGCCAGAAAGCCGGAGAGGAAACATCCAGCGGAAGCGAAACAACAACCGGAAGCTTAACAGGACCGCAGCAAATTGGCTCAACACAGATTGGAACACCAACAGGCATCACCACATACAACAATCAGGGCAGCGTAAACATGGCAAACGGCATGAGCTTTTTAAGCTCAATTATCAGTAATCTGATGAACGCAGGAAGCCAAGCAAGCGCAAAAAAGTACAACTCCGCAGAAGCAGCAGCAGAAAGAGCATTTGCAAAGGAAATGCGCGGCACAGCATATCAGGACACTGTAAAGGACATGATCGCGGCAGGCATCAATCCAATACTAGCGGCAAACAACGGCGCAACAGCAACGCCAAGCGGAGCAAGTGCAAGCATCGGAACACAGCATTACAACCAGCAGAGCGCACAGGCGGCAGCAGTGTCTGCGATGTATGAATACGGCAACAACACGGCAGAGCTAGCAAACAGATACCTCGAACTGGCAAAAAAGAGCACCAGCGCAAAACAGTACCATTCTGCAAAGAGCTTTAATGAAGCGGCAAGCAGTCTGGCACAATCAAGTGCGAAACAGGTCAGTAATTACAACTATGCAGCAAACAACTTGCTCGACGAGCTGGGAGACGCAGGAGACAAGCTAAAAGACGCAGGAAACAAAGCGGCAGAATCAGCAAAAGGCGCAGGCAGAAAAGCAGCATCAGCCTTCAAAGACAGTTGGGAAAAAGGCGGGAAAAACATCACGCCATACACGTCAATCAATCCTAACCAGATAATGGGCGCGTATAGAGGAGATTAAGTTTTCAACAGTTTCAACAGTTTCAACAGGTTTTCAACAAAGAAATACACAAAAAAAATTGGCCATTAACGAACTTTCAACAATTCAACAAGTTTTAAACAAAACTTTCAACAAAAAAGAAGGTGATAAATATGCGTATCAACGCTAAAAATTAGACTTTTCAACAGTTTCAACAAGCACTACTACGACGACTACAACAAGTAATATATAGAGCAAACAAAGCAAAATAAAAGCCCTTCCGCACAAAGTTAAGGTTTCCCAGCACAGGGACACCAAAGAGAAAAGCATAAAGAATAAAAGTATGCAGAGTAGAACAGGGGCCGTCAAACTACCGTTGACGGCCCCTTTGCGACAGCGTCCCCTAGCGCGGGGACTGTCGCATCGATAGATATTAAGGTATTGCGCGCGCACGCGCGAAACGCGCACGCGCACGCAATTTAAAACAAAAACGAAAGAGAGGTGTCAACTGGCGCAAGATAGACAAGTAAGCTTGCGCCAAACCTATGCCATGTACAAATCCAAATGTTTTCCAGATGAACACGAAAAAACCAACCATGTGGGGAAGTCTAAACTACCTAAAGAAACAGAACCTAGAACAGACCATCATGGACGGCGTAAAAAAAGGAAACCTCGCATTATTGCCGTGCGGAAAATGTGAATACTGCCGAAAACAGATAGCAGACCAATGGGCAACGAGAATAGAACTAGAAGCCCAAAGATGGAAAGATGTAATCTTCGTTACAATGACCTACGATGAAGAACACATACCATACGGCGAAATCATAAAAGGCAACCAAAGCATCCAATCACAGACAGTAAGCAAAAGAGACGTACAACTATTT